GTTTAATAATCAACTTCTTTTGAAACTTTTCTATAAAGTCCAGAAATATTTTCTTCAACAATCTCATCAATTGCTAATTCATTAGCGATATTCTGATCAACTTCTGATAACTCATTAGACGTGAAGGTGAGCCTGGCCAGGAGGGAAGAGGTGTTGTACCCTGCCGCCACATCATAAGCAAACCATTCTTTAAAGTTTTCAAAAGGATCGAACGGATTGTCGACAGTTGTTAACATGGAACGTTTCATCTTCACTCCTTTCTACTCTCCACCTTCAACAGCCAAGTCTAATGTTGACAGTGAGACGCCAAGCTGTTGAGCTACCTCAGCTCTTGTGTAGCCTAGAGCTAACATAGACTCAGCTCGCTTAGTCTTTGCTGATGTCATCTTAACTTGAGTTCTTGGTGTTGCAAGTTCTCTAACAACATCCATGTCTGCATGTCTAAGTATCTCAGTAAGTTTGTGATTGCTGATAGCACCAGCTTGAATAGCTTCCCATTCTTTTGGTGTTAACTTAATGTCTTGCTTCTTAGCGCCTGTTCTATTCCTAGCTTCGTTTAAGGCCTGGGCCTTAAGTCTTTTCTCATGCGCTTTATCTAAATTAGGATTAGCATCTTTCTTAGTCTGAAGAACAGAGTTAGCTAGTAGCTGTGCCTGCCGTTCCCTAGGTGCGTTTAACTGGGCGAGGGTTAGCTTATTATTTAAACTATCAACTTCATTCTTATAAACCTTGTTAGCTGAAGGTGAGTACTTAACGGAGGGGGTCTTAACTGACTCTCTCCTGGCTTCGTTAGCAAGGGCCTTTAGTTTATTAGAATGATCGGCGTAAAGGTTTTCAATCCTTGTGCCGGACGAAAGAGTACGGGCGTCTTTAGTAATACTAAGCCTCTCTACTTTAGTAGTTAAAGGTTGCCCTGTTCTCCAACTAACTTCACCCGTTGGTTCGAATACCCGTTCACCAGTATCTTTATCAATGGGGCCACCTTTAGCCATCGACCTAGCTTTAAACTTAGGGACGCGTTCTTGTCCCTTTGCCCTAGAGATTAAGGTCGAAGCTCCACCAGGAGGACCACCATCCGGTTTGGCCTGGTACTTAGCTCTTAGATTCTTAATACCATTATCAATCTCAGATTGTTTATAGTTTAGCCTGTGCTTTTCTGCATCAATAACAACCATTGAATGTCTAACGGCGGCGGCAAGCTCTGTGGTTGGGGCGCCTTTAATAGTCATGTCTGTAATTAAATTAGATATTTCGCCCATTTGCCGTTGAGTGTTACTCATCACCTTCATTCCAGGGTATTCTTTATATGTAACCCTTGGGTTGAAGTTTTTTAAACCTTCAAGAGCAGCGGTAGACGTTATCTTTCCGTTGTTATTAGGAATGACTAATACCGTGTCCCCGTCAAAGTCAGCGCCTGATAATCTTTCTGCAACTTTTGCGTTGATACCCACCGCATCTAAAGCATCACCCAAAATGTTTTTTGATTCTTTGTGTTTGTTATTAACTTTTAACTTTGGAATCTCAAAAGTACCGCCATGTGGGAATCTAATCAAAACTACTTCTTCACCGTTTTTATAGTTAGGCGCATAGATTTCATTAGGTTTTAAAGACTTAATTGGCATAATCACATGATAAGCCTGTCTTGGTAAGCTAGCGGCAGATAAATGTACGGATGCGGCGTCAGTTCCATCAGCAAATTCGTCTAAAAGTTTTTTCCTGACGGCTGGATTTGTCAACTGTTTAATTGTGTTTAAATCATTGACGCGTCTTTCATAAGTCATGTCCAGCTGTTCTTTAGCTAACTGTGGAGTTTGTTTTGACAACACCTGAGTCGAGATGGATTTAGACCATTTCCCCCATTGACCCTCTTCTGTTAGAATGTTCATAACAGAAGTTACTTTTTGTTTGCCATCCTTGGTGGGCTTAGTTATTTGTCTACTAACTGTAGCGCCAAAAGGATTGTCCGGGTCATCTGAGAGTGGTTTTAAAACGTCTAACTTATTTGTGACTTCTGATTTAGATTTGTTTGTATTAAACACAACGTCAACGCCATCAGGTAAATCATTTTTATAGATTGCCATGCCCTTCATATAATGTGAATTACCAACCTGAATTCTTACCTGTGCGTACCTAGAGCCTCCTATAGAAAGATCTTCTACACCAGGTCGCATATAAATAACTCCGTCAGCTTCTTCTCCGCCGTCTTCTTTATAATTGATAGCAATTCTTTTTGGATTTAAAGGTAGAGGTGGCAGCATACCCAAAATAGTTTTACCAGTATCGTCTAAATGAATGTTTGGCGCTTTGATGTTGTAGCGATTTTTACTTACATCGCCAAAGGTTGTTCCCGGAGGAGCCAAGACTTTGAAGTTTGTTTCAAAATCAGTTCCTAACTGTTGAACTTTAATGTTAGTGTAAACATTATACCCTTCGCTTTTCAGAATTTGAAGGGCAGTATTAAGGCGCTCTTTACTAACATTCAAATAGTTCTCAACGCCATTACCAACATCAGTCAAACCATTTTTATCAACAAACTCTCTTAAGATTGATGCGGTTTTTAAGGTTAAATCTTCTTTGTCTTTTAATCCTGGTGCTAAAAGGGTTCTAACTGTAGACTCTGGGATCCCCATTTGTTTCCCAATAGCCACATTACTCATACCTTTGTCTTTAAGTCTTTGCGCGGTTGCTTGATCGGCTGCTTTTTTTTCAGATTTTGCTAACGACTTTGCCGCCCTTAATTCTGCGGTTGTCATGCCAAAGCCCTGCGCGATTTCGGTTTCTTTTAATCCATCTTTTTTTAACTTTGCGACGGTATCTAAAAAATCCCTGTTGTTTGACGTGACAAAGGAGTCGCCTCCACTACCCCAAGGGTACCTACCTGATTTTCTAATAATACCATAATGAGCAAGATATTCTTCTTCTTCAATTAACACAATCACCCTCCTCAGAATCTGTCAGAGTTTCTCATTTCTTCGATTTGTTGGTCAAAGTCAACAATGATATCCATGATGTCAACAATTGTCTCAGCATATGGCTCAAAAGTTCTAACGTCTTCGCCTTGATAGATTCTCAACTCAATCTCAATATCAAACGGAGAAATAGAGTACTCTAAACAAAACAAAGCCGCATAAACTTCAAGTTGTTTTTCTTTTGTCGGAGTAATCCCAGTTTTCAAATCATGAATTCGTAATTTGTTTCGTCTAAAAGAAATTGTATCTGCTGTACCAAAACAGTTATCGGAATAATATAACGCTTGTTCGCAATTCATCTTATAGTGTATAGCATCATTAACATATGTGGATAAAGATTTGTTTGACCTAGATAACTTTACCCCTAACCTAATTGCCTCATGGGCAAGATCGTGTAAATCAGACCCTCTTCTTGCGGCTTGGGCAGCGACAAATCTAGACTCTAATTTTTCATAATTGTAGTTAACCCAACTATAGTTACTCGGGCTCAAAAAGGCGTGCTTGCCTTGTAATTCCGAATGCCGATTGAAGAGCATCTAAAACTTCCTCCTCGTTTTCCGGAAAAATAAATGCTGAAAACGACATTCCGTTTAACATGTCAACATAATAGTTTTGGTTTGGCCGAATTGGAGCATCAGCATGTGCTTTAACTTCTAACATCGCCCAACTATCTTTATAGAGAATAATTAAATCTGGAATCCCTTGCACGTAAGTTGGGTCGTTTTTAATGACCAAACAGCCCGGTAAAATTGATTCCAGTTTTTTGATGAGATAGTGTTGATAGTCTTTTTCCAGCATTTTCCTCCTTTAAAAAAAATAATGTGAAAAAGTCACATTCCTCCTATTATATACGATGTATTTTATAAGACAGTATACGTTAAGCAAAATAATAGGAGCAATCTGTTGGGTAGATGCTTTCTCCTGTGTGAGTTGACCTGAGGACGTCTGAGAACAACAATCCTTCAGATAACCCAGCTTCAATAATTGACGGATAAACAACATCTGTTTGTGCGTTTACTGTTTTGTTAAAGTAGACGTCTGGGTATTCGTTTGTCATTTGCCTGGCGTACATCTGAGCAAACCACCTAGGCCTCCAGGCCAAGTTATTTGCACTGACGTGAGTTTTATTTCCATCTAAAACAATAACTGTATTACAATAAACGTTCCGTTCGTCTCCTTCGTCAAACGGAAGTGGTACAAATGCCTCCGCAACCAAAACTCTAATGGACCTAGTAACTCTGTACCCTTCTTGATTAACCAACGTTACTTTTAAATCTCCTTGCAGAGTCCTACTAAGGGCCATAAACTTTTCTGCTTTTCGATTGTAAACACTGCCGTAGTTTGAAATAGAATAATTTTCATAGTTTTCAATTGGGTGCCAAACTTCTTCCATTTTTATCTCCTTTTTTTTGTGCGTCAAATGTCAAAAATTTTTGCAAAAAACTTTTTTATAATTTGTAGATTATACGCTTACTATACACCCATATAAGTCGTATAATATTAATAATAATAAAAAGTTTTTAGGTCGTTTTTCTCAGATATGACGCAGCCCAGAAATTCCTTTATTTTAAAGGGTTTTTAGCGTACTGAGCCACGTCATATCTGAGAAGTTTAACGCTATACGTCAAAGACCGGGCCAAACTTTTCGTTATCCTGTATAAATTTTCGTTCATTAAAGTTCTTTTTTGAAGTCAAAGATTCTTTGATTGCTCGGTCAATCACAGAATTTGACGTAAGTACATAGTAGTATAACTTCTTATAAGGCGTGTCAAGACGGTCAATTCTACCTTGTGCTTGGATAAAGTTCTTGTAAGAATAGGTCATAGAGTATAAAACCATAGCATTAGTTGTGGTACAGTTCCATCCTTCTGCGCCGGCGGTGTATTGAACTAAATAAACCCAGGAGTCTTCCACTGGAATTGGGTCTTTTTTATGCCCATTCCATTCATATACATTTATTTCGTCGGAGAGAGTTCTTAGGATATCTAGCTCGTAATTAAAAGTGTAAAAGATTATAAGTTTTTTATGACACTTTATAAGAGTTCTAATCATATCCAGTCTAGAAGGATCTGTATTAACAATTCTTCGTATCAAACGAAATAGTTCAGACACGTCTTTTACAGGCCGCTCTTCGTAAACATTCCATCTTTCTTTGTATGCGATATCAAAGAGATGTTTGTCATAGTCAACATCAATATAGTTTATAACTCGAACTGTGTTTTTAATAAACGGCATCTCGACTAGGACATCATTACGAAGTACTTCCAAATGTGCTTCATTTAAATACTTTCTAATTTTTGGATACTTGGAGAATGGCTCATAAACCACGTGTTTCATTTTGAATTCAGTTGCGTTTTTGTAAAACCCATTAGCGACAAAGACTGGAATATAATCAATCCATGTGTCACCAGGAGTAGCGCTTAAAAGAACCCAAGAATTGTTTTTGGCAATCTTTAGAAAGCTTTTGGTCCAAGCTCCAGATCCAACTAATCTCTGCTCGTCAAAGACAAAAAAGTAATCTTTGTAATCTTCAAATTTTTTGATGTTGTTCCACGATTCAATAATGATCGCGCCAGAACAAGTAGCTTCTGGGTCTGGACTAATACCAAATCGTGCTGCTTCCCTTTCCCATTCAAGACTATCTCGTTTTTTTGCCGTCGTAATTACGCAAATATCCTTAGGCGCTTCTTTCTCCACGTAATACCCAAGAACCGTAGCAGATTTACCTGTGCCAACACCTCCCCATAAAATCTTTCCACTCGACAGTTGATTAATAGCAAGTTTTTGATGCTTCATCAATTCAATCATTTAATCCTCCTTTATAAAAGAAAAATGAAATGCCCTGTAAGTCAATACAAGGCATCTCATTTTGATCAGATCTTGACAAGGTAGTCAGAAGTGATCTGCTCTTCGCTGATGTCAAGTCCACCATTGATCTCACACAAGAGGTCGATGATCCGTCCGACATTGTTCCAAGCTTCCATGTCTTTGTCGGTCACGTTAGCGATACGCAATGGTGTTGACGGGTCCCAAAAGGTTCCGGTCTCTTCCATGTGACGCTTTTGCGCGGCAAAGAACTCAAAAGCCACAAGATTATATCTTAGGGCAACATCATCCTCAAGGATGAGATGTAGGGGACTTCCCAAAAACGAGTATACAGATTGCATCTATCTCTCCTTATTAGTAGGTCTCTCATTATACGCGTTGTAATTATTGCGAGAGAAAAAGTGTGATGCCTTGTATTGGGTAATACAAGACACCGCACTTTTGAGTGTCACAGTCGATACCCGAGGGGGTGGTTCCTGATCGCCTCCACGCGCCGCTCCGACTCCTTCCGGCGG